TTGAATCATCCACTAAACCATTGCGAATTAACTGGCCAAGTTTCTTGTTGATGTGCGACTGGACATTGTAGTACGCTTGCAACTTTTTACGAAGCTGTTTCGCTGTTAAATCATTTGGTGACTCATCTTCCAAAAAATCAAGCGCTTCCGTGGCGTCAATTTGCGCTTTTCTGCGTACGGTCATGTACTTATAGATCAACGCCGTGAAAATCCGCGCACGATCACCGCAGCAGTCCCAGGTACCACACTGAGATTTATTTCTCTTTGTTCTCACGCTGCCACCAAACAGATCGCGCAGCCGATAGAGTAGTTCTGGGTCTTTTTGCGTCACATGAACCATGTATCCGCGTTTTGTCCTACCACACATCCGACAGTGCCCCTCTCCCTCAAAGATGCCAGCCGCCCATGCAACATCGTAGCCATCGGGCACTTTGGTGGCATCAAGCTGCGGATCATTTGGGCGTTTCCAGTTGTTCATAATGTTTCTCCTTCGCCTCATTGTACTGAAGCGAAAGGGGACGAGTTTTCCTACGCTACTGCGCTTTCCTGAGCTTCCAAATCCTTGCGAATTAGCTGGCGTGTTGCCGCTCTGCGCTCCGCTTCGGTCAATTTCACCGGGTCCTTCACATCGCCAGTCTTCATCGCGGCACGCACGTCGGCAATCTTCGCTGGTCCTGATACGCGAAGCTCAGGGTTGTTACCAACTCTTTCAGCCAGCGTCTTCTTCTCTGCTGCAAAATCAGCACGAAGAGCAGCTTCCTTAACTTCATATTCCTTTTGTTTTTCCTGAGCCACACGGTTGGCAATCTCATCGTCATGAGCCTTTACCGCAAGCTGGCGCATTTCCTCTTCCTTTTCTGCAAACTTGAATGTCCTGGCAGCATACTCCATCGGACTCAGTTTTAGAGCGTCAGCCTGCTTGATCAGGTCAGAGGGCGATACAGGAAGCGGTCTTCCGTAAAGCATCTGGTGCTTCCACTGAATGTCAGCTACAGTCCCAAGGCCAGTGTCAATCCGCTTGTAAAAGTCAGCCTCATTAACAAAAGTCGGACTTCCTGGGGTACTTCCTGGTGCGTTAGGCACAAATCTTCCTTGTTGATCGCGTGACTGGTTACCAGGGGGAGTTGAGGGAGGGGTAAATTGTGGAGCATCGGCAGGTACGAATCCAGATGCGCGTGCAGCCTCGTTCTGAGCTTTGTAAAATGCAGCCAGAGCTTCGGCATTGATCTTTGCTGTTTCCAGAACTTTCTTTTCGTCGTCAAAGCCAGTCAACCCAGGAATAATCTTCTGTTCGTAAAACTCAACATTGGAACGCTTCTCAAACTCCGCTGCATCCTGGGCAGCTTTTGCAGCGACCCTTGCTTCCTCAGCCTGTCTGGCTGCCACCGTTGCAGCTTCCTCCGCTGCCTTAGCTACTGCTTCCTTCTGCTCAGCGGTGGTCAGAATGCCGCCGAAAGCACTGATAGCTTTGGCGTCAAATGCTGCGATCTGCTCTTTGGTCAGGCCAGTCTGTTCCAGAATTTCGGCTACGGTAGGCATTTTCTTTTAATTCTCCCGGTTACGAAGTTGATGGCTGCTGTGATGTTGGAGTCTGCTGTTGAGGAGTGATCAGCGCGGTTTGCATTTCCTGAATTCCCTGCGCAACTTTATTCGCTCCTGATGCGAGACGCGGATCAGCGGAAGCCATTTGTTTGGCAGCCTGATACCAGCGAGCCAGCAGTTGCTGCATATCTGTCGCCTGTCCTCCAGACTGAGGAGAAGACGACGGGGAAGAGGGCTGGGCACCGCTCGCATCCGGAGAGGTGCCCGATCCCTGCTGGTCTTGCGGATTTAGTTGAGGTGAGGTCGCCATTTTGTCCTGGCGACTACGCCTTCAGCATAACTTTCTTGCTGTTACCCTTGCGATGACGGCCCTTGCCCTTAGCCTTCTTCACATGAGCCTTTTCCGCCTTGTGGTGTTTACGACGTGGCATAATGTTATCTCCTTTTCGGGTTTAGGTTCGAAAAAAGAAATGGCTCAAAGCCATTTCTAGGCTCCGAGCCATGCTTGTCCAGACAAAGGAGGCAGTCGCCCGTGATTCAATGTTGTTTCTACAGCTAGTAACAATTCATGTCAAGAGGAAAAGTACAAAAAAATACACAAACGTTCAACCTACTACCTAAAGCGCAGTGTTTTGATCGTCAATATTCATTAGAACGCGGACTTTTTCTGAAACCTGATCCGACATTCTTATTTTTTGTTCAAGGTTGACCCCTGGACATTCTCCTCCGTTGTAAGGGATCACTACTTTCCCATTAGCCTTCATCTTCTGCATGAGTTTGTCTAGCTCCTGGGAGTCAACAGGCGGCTCCAGCGTCACTTCCGTTAACAGATAGTACTTTTGATTCTTGATCTTAATAGCCACTGTGCCTCCTGCTATTTTTTCTGGTTTTTACGCCTACCCACTCTGGATGAGACAGGATGAATGTCAGAAGTTCAATGCGACCACCCATACCAGTGCGATTGAACATATCTGTGAACTGGCGCTTGACTGTCTCCTCGCTGGTCCCTAACCGCATTGCAACCTCCGCATCCGTTCTTCCTCCCATTGCAAGTTCCAATACCTCAATCTGGCGTGCCGTTAGGCAAGATGGTCTGACGGGAGGCTTTGGATAACGTATCTTCATCCACTCTCCGATACCACTGGCCGTGGTGCCCCGCCAGCTTGCCCTTTGGATTTGATTCTGGGTGGCCGCTGTCCCGTAGGCGGCCTGCCTCCAGGATGTGTGCCGCCTTTACCAGGAGCGCCACCTTGTGCCTCGTCAGGATTGATTCCAAGCTTCTTCATTTCTGCTGCTACTTCTGCCGTAGCGAGTAGCTTCATCTTTGTAAGTTTTAGTTGCTCCTGGAAGTACTTGTCAATTTCCTGATCTGGGTTCTGAATATTGAGTTTCCTGAAAGTAGTATCCCATGACAGTGGACAGTCTGGAGTCCTCTTCAAAGTTAGATACTTTAATTGTTCCTGCATCTGCGTAATCTTGATCAGCGTTCCGTATGTCGGCAATAATCTGATCTGTTTAACAAACCATCGTGCCCGCGTCATATGGTCATATTGAGATGGAGCATCAGGGAAAGCGCCATTAACCAGTAATTCGTCCGGCATGTGACTGGGAACGAGGTCGTTAGGATTATAGTCGAACATCTCTATAGAGAAATCCTGCGGATCGATGTAGGACATGAGGCGATCCGCGCCAAAATACTGGATGATGAGGAACTTTACTCTGTTCCCAACTGCTTTATTGGCCTTCTCTACTCGAAACGCAATACCGCGTCCCACTGGACCGATGGTTTCGAGAGCCTTCTCCATCACATCAGGGCTTGCTATGTTTAATTTCAAGTTAGTCATATTGCCAAGGTCCTGAAGTCCAAGCTGTTTTTGTTCTTTTATACCTAGATATTCCAGAAACTTGAAGTGTAGGTCGGTAACGCGAACCTCTTCTGGCAGAACTGACTGAAACGTCTTTTTCGGTTCGCCAACGAGTCCGATTCTTACGTCTTCTTCAAAAATATCGAAATTCTCAACTTTTGAACCTCCGTTTTCACTGAGGTCATAGCCCATAGGCGGATTGAGCGTTGTGGTAGTTACCTGATCCATCTTGCGTTCAAGCTTTCGGATCGTCGTTTCAATTGCGCCCACGTCACCAACTAGTGACCGTCCCAGTGGTTCCCATGCCCAGTCATCCACGGTGTACTGGATGATCGGCATTTTGCTGTCCCAGTCAAACGCAGGACCGTCATACATCGGTACATCGAGGCCGTTCGAAGTGATGATCAGCCGCAGATTCGGATATACCCTGCAATCCTTCGGCTCCGCAGGACGTAACTCTGGCTTGCCGTTAACAATTCCACCAAAGATTAATTGCCCCACCGTAGGAACTTTATAGAACCAGGTTGTCCCGATGTCCCCCATAGGAAGTTCAAAGCCTGTGTTGTTGATCCGCAGATCACGAATGAAGGTATAGCGAATTTCAGTGTAGAGTTGGCCAAAACTTCTTCCTTGTTCACCGTAGCGATATTGTTCTGCAAAATCCTGCCTCCTGGCCTGAACCTGATTTTGATAATTGCGAAACCCTACAGTCTGCAATTTCCCATAGAATAGAGGAAACCGACCAGCACTTTCTGCGATTGGCATAAAATCAAAAATCGTATTAGCATAGGCATCCTGCACATCATAGCTTTTTGGTATCTGAACAGGAACTACGTCAAGAAGTCCTAATGCATCAAAAACCATCTTGCGTTCTCCCCAGCCGTACTCGTCGGCCCTAACTTTTGGCCACAGATAGCCTATGCCCATGACAGAGGCGTACTGGAGAACTTTAAGAATCTGGAATGGGAAGTCGGACTCAAGGTAGATCGCTTTTGAAACCTTACTTAGCATCTCCGCGATCTTCTTGTAGGCTGGATTGTCTGATCCATATCCAGCGATTTCACGGACTTCGGCTAACGTCTCGCAAAATTTGCGGATGTCATATTTTAGTTCATTAGTAATGAGGCTGGATTTAGTCTTGTCTTTGAACAGCGCATCAAAAATGCGCATGTTTTTGCCATAATCCTTGTAGCACTTTTGATTTTCCAGCCACCCTTCGCCTTCACGAATCTGCTCTTCAACCCAAGCCGCGCGGAGAGTTGGTGGAGATTCGAATGGAGGGACTTGCCAGGAAACTGTTTCAGGAGTCGCATATCCTTCCCTGAATACATCAGGGGCGTCTTCAATTACTGGCATGGAGCCGCCTTAACATGAATTCTCCTCACGCGGCTCCCGGACCAGTGAGGCTGAAACGCATACTACAACTTTATGATCAACTCGTCCACCGCTCACTCTCTATGAGTAGCGTCAAACGCCTCCGCGTGAAGGTATGACTCGTATTTGTATTTCCACGGTTCAGGCTTACGATCATACTGTTCAAGGTGCCGACGCAGAAATTCCCGATTCAGGCTGTTCCTGGCATTACCCATCAAATGCAGAATATGTTTGCGAATATTGTCTCGCATTGGTCCTTCAACTAGCTCTCGTTCGGTCTGGGTCATCTGGTGCTTGAAATCCTCCCAGCGCCGCTGACGTGCAGACCATATCTCCGCTTCATGAGCGGTGGTGCATATGATTTTCTCGAATCCATATGGAGATGGATACTCCTCGCCTAGTCCAGAACGAATTTCCCCCGACGTGCCGTTGTACCAAAAACATACTTTCTTACTGAGCTGGGCCTGGTACATTTGCCACTCCTCCACTCTCCGCTTCATTGTGCTGTTCCAGCTTAACGTGAAAGTCTTCGCCAGGGGAAAATGCTTTGCCTTCCACTGGGATTCTGTAAAACATGGCGACACTTCTCCCATCCCTGACTACATTAATTCCATCTTCAGCGCCAATCAACTGGTACGAATGCTTAGGAATAACATGCGGATTCCTGAACCTAAGCAGAAATGTTTTTATCTCAACATTAATGGCCGACCAAACATACCGAACCACGTTTCTCATCTCCAATCCCCCATGCTGACCATATTCCCTTTACATATGCCCTTAGTCTCTTTCTTTTTCTCTGGCAGGTTGTATCGCTTCTGAGCACGTTCTGTCAGCACATCTTTATCATGGGCTGTGAAGTACGACATCGCCGCTGCTTTCACTCTGTCATCGTGGGCACCCTGGCGGTGTTCTACTTTCGAACCCTTGATGCCCCGCTCGTGACGTTCCAGAGTTTTCAACTCTTCCAGAAGCCATTTAGATTTCGGCAGATACCATCTGCCCTTGACTGCTTCATCGAAGCGTGCGTCAAGGATCGATACGGTATACTTGGTTGAGAAAAATCCCTGCTTACTACTATGGTGCTGGGAGAGACTGCGATTATCGTACCTTTGCGGGTCATGATGATTGACGAAGCCCATCATCTTCAACTGGTGTTGGCATGTATCACCAGGAGCTACAACCTGCTCAATAGCGTATTTTAATCCTCGCGGATCAGTGCAATATGGACTTATCCACGCGCCGATACATGCCGCAAAGGCGGTAATTTGAGCGCTGTTTA